TTTTTTCACCGAACCATCAAACAAATAAAAAGAATCTTGTGACATCCAAAAGCTATTACCATTTAAATCAATGCCTGCATGCTGACCAATAATTCCACAGTTTTGACCTAGTTGTCGTAAACCAAAAGTAAAAGGAGGACCAATAAATTGTAAAGAGTGAAGAGAAGTATCTGTCCATACTAATGTTTGACCTCTCGAGCGTTCAGCAGCCACGATCCGTGATCCGTCGGCAATTCGAAGTGAACCTGCTGTATTCTCTGCGGTGGGAGTATAGTTATTAATATCTTCTTGATCCGAGAATCGAAGCAATAAATCATCTTGTGTTGCAGGGTTACCTATGGTGGTTTCTGTACCAAATAAAATTAAATGTCTGTCTGGTGAGGAAACTAAACTGAGTCGTGAAGTTGTTGGGGCATTCGCTACAATCGCAGCTCTAGTAGATACACCAGCAGAGGTATCCCAACGATACGTACCACCGTTTAATTGAGTCGCAATTAAGTCTTCACCGAAGTTATCGAGTGACCATTGTCTTGCTTCAAGTGTAACCTCAGATACTGTCGAAGGTTCTCCCCAACCCCCTAAACCATAACCATCGGTTCCCCAACCATAAGCAGCAGTTGAGAAAGATGGACCAGGATTAATTTGATATTCTGCATTACCTGAACCACCGCCCCCTGCGGTTGAACCACTAGCAGTCGATGTATGAGTCACTGTATAAGCTGACGTATTGACAACAGTCGTCACTTCAAATTCTTGATTCATATCAAGTCCGTCAATCGTGGAGAAAGAATCAAAGGTCACAAAACTACCTTGTTCACAACCGTGTCCTGCATCAGTGACTAAAACAGTGGCTGTGCCATTCGTGGTAAAAGGATCCGTTAAAGCTTCCGTATCTCGAATAGGGGTGATGTCATAGACTAACCCTTCTTCATAGACATATAATTTTCGATCAGTGCCAAAGGCATCATATCGTGTTCCGTCTAAAGCAATCCAAGCGTGTTGATCTCGTACCACACCCACAATCGTGGTATCAACAAACTTGTCCCAACCTTTGATTTTTTGAGGAAGGCCATTAAAAAAGCGTACATTATCCGAGTCAACCCATTGTCCTTGACCCGTGTAATCTGTGACTTCTTTATTAATGCCTGGTTTAATAGTAAAATTTGTAAGTGGCATTATTACAATATATATCTTAAAAACGTTTTAGTCTAAAGTTTTTTGAAGAGCGTTAAATATAGGTTTAAAAGAAAACCACCCTGTTATGATGTATTTTTCTTTAGTTGAACTTACTATTCCTCGGTGAGTATGTGTCCAAGTGGCAGGCCAAATTAGAGTAAGTCCTTTCTCTGCTTTTGTTTTTATTTTTTGATAATAAAATTCTGTCCCTCCATCATCCACATCATTTAAATATGTCATAAAAACAAGATGTCTAAATACGTTGTTGTGTGTTCCTGTATTTTCAAAATGCCATTTTTTAAATCCTCCATTAACAGGATATTTTTGAATTTGAAAATTTTCAACAATATCAAATTCAGATAAATTATTGGAATATTCAAATAATTTTAAATATTCGTTTAGACATTCTTGTAGAGTTCTTCGATAAGAATTAAAACATACATCAAAATTATGAAAACCTACTTTTAAGTCTAAGCTTTCTTTTATATCTGTATCCACATAGGCTTTTAAATCTTTTTCTGCTCCATAACCAGGATTTGCATATTTTTTATTATTTTCAAAATAATTTATAATTTCATCACAAATGCTTTTATCTATATCCCATTGACCTATAAAATTATCTTTGTATTTATTTTTCATATTTTTTTCAGAGAAATATTGAAAGCTACCGATAATCTAGGTTCTTCATATTCTTGTCTAAATACTTCATGCTGGATAGTGCTTGCAAATAAATAAAGACTATTTGTTTTTATAACTTCCGAATAATCAAAATTATTAAATTTTAATATTGTTTCCCCAGGAACATCAACATAAAAAACACCAGAGAAAAGAGAAGGAAGATGAATATGTAAATTACTATTATCTCCTTTGTAGTGCCGCATCGCCCAAAAATCATCAATCATATACTCAAAGTTATCACAGGCAGGACTTCTTAGCTGAATAGTTATGTCTAGTATTTGAATTATTCTAGTTGTTAGTTCTTGATAGACTTTATGATTTAAAACTTCTTTCCAATCTGTCATGTTTGCTTTAACATTTGTTGATTTATTCATAGAATCTTTTTTCGTTATTTCAAATGTTTTAGCTCTAACTTTTTTTAAGTATTCTAAATCTAAAAAATTATTAAATATAAAAACACTATTTAAGTCTGAATATCTGTTTTGAAGAACTCTAGTTTTTATCATCTTTTTTAGCAAATAAAGAGCCAACATGACCTTTAAAAGCTCTATTTCCAAAGTGTGTTAAAGGCATCGCTATATCTGCCCAGATATTGCCACCACATTCTAACCATAGTCGAGAGAAGTAATAGTCTTCCGATAAGTATCTTTTCTTTCCTGGACTTGTTTCGTAGATACCTGCACAGAATAAATCATAGCAATTATCAGAGCTAAAGTGCTTACCATTAATAATTTGATCGGATTGATATTTACGCTCAGGAAACTTTTTCATCATGGTACGAAAGACTTCTCTTTTGACCAACATCATTCCTGTCGCTGCTTCTTGTACCTTACAAAAACCATTTTCCATTTGCACGTTTTGAGGATCATCAAAATTAAGATTATATCCTAGTGTCTTTACTTCTAATTCATCAGCAGTAATATTTGGATTTGCTTTCATTAATTCTGGTATTTTTTCAAAATGAATATGTTTTCTTGGGTAAATACCACAGACTACATCTTTATCAAAACAAAGCATGCGTTCTATGTTTTGAGCTTGAAAGCCAATATCCGAATCAATAAATAATAGGTGAGTCGCTACATAGTCGGTAGCATCCATCATCATGGAAACAATCGTATTCCTTGCTCGAGTAATGAGACTTTCATTACCCATTGATTGCATCCGTAATCCTACACCACGGGCCATGGACCATTGTTGGAGTTGTAATAATCCATGCATGGTGTTCTCAGTGAGCATTCCTCCATACATAGGCATTCCTAAGAATATTTTGTAATTCTTATCTTTTAGTTCTTCTGGTTTAATCATATTAATTATCTCTCTTTGTATATGAAGGTAAACCTATTAAAGGTCTAGTGTCATAAATATTATTTTCTAAAAACTGTCCGTTTTTATCATTATAGTGAAGAAAAACTTGCGTACAAGAATTGCCTTCAAAAGGTTTTCTCCAATGTTCTAATCTACATCCTTTATAAATTAAAATATCTCCTGGCTGTAAAATAACTTCTACTCCTTCGTTGCCGACATTCCCTGTTGGATCTAAATAAATAGGCCATAATTCTCCCCCTAAGTTACAGGTACAGGAAATCTCACAAGACTCTCTATCTTTATGTCTTTTTAACTCATCTCCATATTTGTAAATTCTTGCATAGGAATAAGTAGGAACTAAATCTAGTCCTGTATATTTAATCATTGTAGGCAATACTCTTTCAAGTAAAGTATCCATCGCAACATCCCCATAGTGAGAATATGTATTCGGTATTTGAGCATCATTCCAATGCCCCCATGTTTCTTCAAAAGGAGAGATTAATTTATTTTTAAAAAGAAACTCAGTTGCATTTCTTTTATTTAAAAAATAAGTGTTTAAGAAACTAGCAACTTCATAGGGAACTGCTCCGTTTATTATTAAATAATTATTTTTTGAAAAGTGCTTAACTGTTCCTTCTATTATTTCTTTTTCTTTTTTATTTTCCATTTTTCTCCTTATATAAACGGATTTCCTAAAATCCAACTTACTAAAGAATATCTAGTACCTTTAGTAACAGGTGTTACTCTATGATAAACAAAAGAAGGAAAAACAGTTATTGTTCCTTTTTTTCTTGCATCTTTTGATGTGAGTATCGTTGACTTGGTAGGTTTATCTCGAAGATCAAATTCAAGGTCTCCACCTTCATATTCATCTCCATCACATAGACTTAACGTCATAGAAAGTTTTCTTATTTTTCCGTGAAACTCATTATTTTGATAAGGATTAGGAAAAGAATCCATGTGCCAAGTATAGTGCTGTGTTTTAGAATATTTTGTCCATTGAGTTGTTTCAGGTGTATCAATTTGAAATCTCCAACCAGAAAGATCATTTGCTCTATTTATATAAGGAATAATTAAACTATATATCCAAGGATCGTCTAAAAAAACAACACTAGAGTTTCTAGTTTTAAATAACTTTTTCTTTTCCCTGTTAGATATTTCTCTGTCGGGCATATCGCCAGTAACCCCCAAAAGCTTATCTTTTAGTTCTCCGTATTTAATAATATCATCACAAATCCTTCTGGGGATGGCTTCTGTAAAATAAAAAAAAGAATTCTGTAGGTTCATTTCTCTCTATCTTATATCGTACTGTAAATTACATATAAGACAAGTATTATCTTCTTTTGAATTTATCTTCATATTAATATCGGAACTGATAATAAAAAAGTTATTCTTAGGAACAGTGCTTTTACCTGTTTGATTTTTATGCCTTCCAGAATCATAGGTAAAATTAATTTCAATATCTGACTCTAAAGGAATAATAAGAGTAAGTTCTGGGCAATTTTCAAAATCTTCTGTAATAAAATTTTTAATAGGAATGTCTTGATTAGCTTTTATTACTAAACCTAGTTGATTCAAATTAATTAAAATTAAATCATGATAGGAATGAAGCCCACTAATAACATAATTCATAAACCAATTGATATTTTGGTTCCCATCAATAGAGAAGAATACATCGTTTTTATTTTTTAATATATTAAGTTTATAAAAATTATGAATGTGCTTAATAATATTCTTTTCATCGAAATCTAATTGTCTTGGTATATGACCTACTATAAGCCTAGTAGCAGCAAGAGTTATTGAATCTTTCATATAAAGTTATAAAAGAACCCATTCTTGAGTAGTGGGATTCCACTCATATTCATTAGCGTCTATTCTTCCTAACCATCTTACATTAATATCATCCCATTCTAAAAGATATGTATTGCCTTCACTATCTGCTGTCACTTCTGGTCTTTCTACAGGAGGATCCCATAAACAAGTTTCTTCATTTAAAGTCCAACTAGAGTGAGGTTGTGCCATAATAAAAGCATCTCTATCTTGGTCATAATACATCCCTACAGCAGCATAATTTTTTCTAAAAGCTTTTGTTTGATCGTCAGATAAACCACCATCTGGGTTATAGTGTTTTCCACCGAAAGTATTAAAGGAAGTTTTTTTCCAACTAGACCAACCTGTGTGAGTTATTAAATATTGAATTCCTATTTCTTCTTGTTCAATATTATTGTCGTCTAACAAATTAATGTTGTCTACTGCTTCAACAGATAAGACTTTGTTTGATGTATCTAATTTTGCAAAATGTGCCATTATGCCTGAAACCTATATCTTATAATTACTTTTCCGCTACCACCATTACCGGATCTTACATTGTTTGCGGGAGCATTCATTCCACCGCCCCCTCCGCCGCCAGTATTAGATTGAGCATTTTGTCCTTGAGCTGGGTTTTGGCCTCTAGCACCACCGCCTCCGCCACCAGAACCACCAGAACCACCTGTTCCTCCGTTATTAACACAGAAAGCACCACCGCCTCCGCAAAGAGTTACAGGAGAACCTGTAATATTACTAGCCGTACCGTTGCCTCCATTGGCTCCTGAATTACTTGGGTGTTGTCCGGCCGCTCCAGCTTGTGATGATCCGCCACCGCCACCAGCTTGTGCTACTCCTCCTACATTTCCTTGACCCGTCACACGAGGACCAGGGCTACCATTCCCTGCTCCACCGCCAGAACCTCCAGGTGCTCCGTTTCTACCATCGCTGTTAGGACCTTGCACAACTCCTCCACCGCCACCACCAGTAGAAGTAATATTACTAAAATTAGAAGGATTGCCATTGTTACTGGATCTCATATTTGAGAAAAAACCATTGCCTCCTGCTCCTCCGCCACCTACCGTAATAGGATAGCCTTGAACATTAACAGCTAAACCTGCTGTTCCTGTGTTGGGAAAATCTATTCTTCTTCCACCAGCGCCGCCTCCCCCACCAAGAATATTTGCTCCCGAACCACCGCCAGCGATTACTAAGTAGTCTACAGTATCAGAACCTGCTTCATTGCCGACAGCATTAACTGTAAAGGTTCCATTCCCGTTGAAGGTGTGTATTTTATAACTTCCAGATTGAGTGACAGTTCCACCACTAGCAGAAACATATTGGGCATTTGATTTACCTCGAAGATTATTCATTGAAATTTGTCCTGAAGGAACTCCTGCTAAAGTTCTAACAGCAGCTTGATTAAGAGATATTTGAGCTGTTCCAGAGTTACCAAGTTCCACATTAACTTGGTTCATTGATATTTGTCCTGTAGGTAAAGTCATTATTTAGGCTCCTTTAATTGTTTTATCTCCTGTTTCATTTCTTTAAAACCTTCAATTAATAAAGCACATAGCCTGTCATATTTTACAGCCTTAACACCATCTGGTCTAGTACCTACTATCTCAGGCAAAACTTTTTCTACGTCTTGTGCAATTACTCCAACATCTGATTTACGAACAAAGTATCCATCTTCTCCACCATTAGTGTCTATCCATTCTTGTTTCCAATCAAAAAGAACACCATTTAATTGTTCTATTTTTTCGGAAGCAGAAGGTATGTTTTGAATATTTTCTTTTAAGGATACATCAGATGAATAGAAAGCAATAACATCATTGGTAGCTCTAATTTGACCTGTTGTTCCTGATGCGCTAGTGCCTACACCAAATGAATCGAATTGCACATCATTACTTGTGCCTAAACTTAAACTATTTCTTGCGGTCGCACCTGTTTCTAAAACAAAATTACTACCATCACCTACAATAAAGCCGCCATTTGTAACTGCTAGACCTGCAACATCTTGAAGTTGGGCATCTAATCTTGCGTTAGGAATAGTTCCTGAAGAAACATTAGAAGCATTTAAGTTTGTTAAGTTAGCTCCACTAATATTTGGAAGGGTCGCAGGAAATCTTGCATCGGCTAAAGTTCCAGATGTTAATTCAGAAGCGTTAGACGTTCCTAATTCTGCTTTAGCAACATTCGTACCATCACAGTAAATCCATTCGTATTTGCCTTGATCTATTTCAACGCCTGTGCCGCCTGTAGCAGCTACATCTAAAGTAAAAGAACCAGAGGTATTGTTATAAACAAGATAATTATTTTCTACTTGAGGAACAAAGACGGTGATATTCCCTGTTAAAGTTCCATTTAAATCAATTACTTTGTTAGAGGCTTCTGCAGTAGGATCAGCATTATTTGTTGTTAAGGTAACATTTGATGAACCCGCAACAGATTTTGACAAGAAGCCACCTGAGAAAGCATCTAAAGTCTCTAAATTAGTATTAGTATTATTTCCCCATGTATTGGCGTTAGCGCCTGTTTCCATGAGTTCAAGTTTGAGTCTGCTTGAATATGTTGATGCCATTACTTAGCTCCTTTTAACTCATTTACTTGATTTTGTAAATCCTTTATACATTCAATTAATTTAGCAGATTCGTCAATTTTTTCCTGTTGTTTTTCTATAGTTTGTTGCTGTTCTTTTATGGCTTCAATCAATAACGGTACAAGTCTGTCATATTGTACAGTTTTGTAGTCTAATCCTTCTGGTACATCGTCGCTAGAATTGATTGGTGCGTCTTGAACCACTTCAGGCATAACTTTTTCTACTTCTTGTGCGCTAACACCTACTTGTCTTTTGTCATTGTCATAACCTAATTCTTTAGCAGTTTCATTTTCTTTAAAGTAATAACCATTTAATTTTTTAACTTTTTCCACTGCATCTGAAATGGTACCTTCAAATGTTTTTAAACGCTCATCTGAAAGATACGCTGTGATATTATTCGTTGCTGTTATTGCACCTGTGACTGCAATTCCGCCACTAGTGGTTTCTATTTTTTTTGAACCATTATGATATAACTCCACATCTGAATTTTCATTACATAAAATAGCCCATTCATTTTGTTGGTCGTCATAAAGACCAAATTGAGTACCTTGAGCCATAAAAGAGGTAATAACTTCATTAGATGTATTTTTAATACAAACACCAGCCCAAGTATCAGTAGTACTTGTCACTGCTAATAAATCGGCTCTGTCAGATGATTCACTAAGAGTAACACGATTTCCTAAACCTATAGATGTTAAAACAATATCAGAATCTAAATTTAAAGTAACAGTTCCCGAAGTTCCACCACCTGTTAAATTTGTACCAGCGGTAACACCAGCAATATCACCTGTTGCTCCAGTAGCAACAGCAGTGACACGACCATAAGCATCAACAGTGATAGTGTCGATTTTTGTATCGTCAGCAGTACTTCCATAAGTTCCTGCACCAATTGTTCCAGTAGTGTCAATCGCTACGTTATCGGCATTAACAACAATTCCTCCACCTGCACCAACGTTTAAAGTAACTGCACCTGTTGTGCCTCCCCCTGTCAAACCATCACCAGCAGTAACGTCTGTGATATCTCCTACGTTAATAGAACCACCAAGAGAGACACCTGTACCATTGATTGTAATAGCGGAGTTATCTAAAGCAGAATTTGGGATAGAAGAAAGTCTTGCATTAGGAAGAGTTCCTGTAGAAATAGTAGAAGCATTATTTAATGTGACGTTTGCTGTTAGTCTTGCGTCATCTAATGTTCCTGCACTGATAGTAGAAGCGTTATTCAAAGTAACATTGGCGCTTAATCTTGCGTCAGCTAATGTCCCTGCTGATATTGTTGTAGCATTATTTAATGTGACATTCGCTGTTAATCTTGCATCATCGAGTGTCCCTGAAGAAACATTTGATGCATTTAAACTTGTCAGACCTGCACCTGAGCCATTAAAGGTTGCAGCGTTAACAGTAGAAGAAGCAACAACAGGACCTGTTAAATCTATGTTGTCTGCTTCAACATTAATCTTTCCACCCACATCGGCATCTTTAATAACAGATACACCATTCGCATGATCGTGATAAATTTGATATTCGCCTGTTGGACCCATTAAGATGTGATCTAAATCTCCTAAGGCAACATTGGCTGTGAAAGTAGCACCACCAGTAACTGCTAAAGTCGATCCATCAAAAGTTAAATTTGTTTCGGCATTCATTCCATCGGTGCCTGTTGCAGTCACGATTCGATTGTTAGCACCATTGGTCATAAAATCAGATACATCGACAGCAACAGCGTCTGCGGTTACATCAATACCTGTCCCGGCTCCGACATTAAGAGTTACCGCACCTGTGGTTCCTCCGCCTGTTAAACCATCACCCGCAGTGACACCTGTAATATCACCGACGTTTATGGAGCCACCTAAAGCAACTCCTGTTCCATTAATAGTAATACTAGAATTTGCTAATCTTGCTTGAGCAAGAGTTCCTGTCGAAATTGTGGAAGCGTTGTTTAAAGTGACATTAGCAGAAAGTCTTGCATCATTAACAGTTCCTGCGGTTAATGTAGATGCATTAATATTAGAAATAACAGCAGTATTATCACTTGATAAAATAAAAGTTTTACTAGCAGGTTGTGTTGAAAAGACGACTTTTTCCCCTGCACCGAAATTGACTAAAGATCCACCATTAGAAGAAGAAATGACGGTATCACGAGAAAGAGTATCTGGAGCTCCAGAAGTGACTGTTCCTATACCCACTTCCCAATCTGTTCCTGTCGGATCTTCAATAGAATAGTAAGTTTCATTACCATTTCCAATACCAGCAACAA